GTCCCCACCTGTGTAGTATCCAGAAATTATTTTTGTTGGTTGCTGCACATCACTCAGTTCAATAAACTTGGAACTGAACGAATCAAATGCTTTTATCTTTACTTCTGCTGAAAGATTCGTAATATATGTATCGCTGTTTCCGTCTGCTCCATATACCGTTGCTCTCACGGTCTGTGAATTAGAGTAATTATTGCGATAACTAGAGTTAATCATAGTGCTCCTATTACGAAGCGTAGAACGAGAAGGTGATTCCTGTTCCCGTGTTGTGCGGTGCAAATCCAACCGAATACGGTGGGTAAAATACATTAATCATGTTAATGTTGTCTACTTCAAGGAATAGTTCATCTCCGTGATACATTACATAAGAATATGTTCCAGCAGTAAATCCGTATGTTGATGCGTCTGTTACGGAACCAACACACATAAATTCATTTTGTGATGAGTTGGCTCCTGTGGCAATACGCGAAACCTTGATACGAACACCACTTGCACAGGTAAATCCTGCGTTAGAGTTGTAGTCGGTTAGGTTCTTTGCCACATATCCCACAACATCTGTACGAGCCATGAACAACGGCTGTGTTGCGTTAGAATCAATTGCCACACTAACCGAACCACTTGATACAGTATTTGCAAGAGTCTGCAACTGTGTGTTGACAGCATTCTTGACCAGTGAATAAATCGAGAGCGAATCGGTATAGTCAAAAGCACCAACGCTTACAGTTGGATCGTAGAGAGCCTTCTTTGCAGCAACCAAGAAGTCTGTGTTGGTTTTTACTTGAGCAATAGTGGCATTCACTGTGGATGTTGGAGTATCAAGATTTGCCAATTCGATTGGCATAAATCCACCCGAATATCCTTTGACGATTACTGGTCCGTTGAGTGTGTCTCCTGCAACCCACAGACCAACCACTGCTGCACTTGATCCCGCTACGGGAACAGGATTGAATGCTTCTTGTGAAATGCCAATGCCTGTGCTGAATGTAGCGTAGGCATTAAAAGAGAACCCTGAGTTAACAAGGTACATATTCACTGCGGCACCACACCAACCTGCACCCGTAGTACCACTAACTCGTGTTAGTGTTCCTGTTGGGCTTACTGCGGCATTCATGTATGTTGGAACAGTAGATAGAGACAGGCTGTCTGCTGCTCCCTGACCAACAATAGTAACGGTGTCTATGGTGTAGTCTAGATTACGAATATCAAGATCAGCAGCAGACACCGTGATGCCAGCAGAAGTCTTGATGTTTACATTAAGAGCATTGGATTCTGCATAGATGGGATCAACACCTGTTCCCGTGAATCCAAATAGTCCTGTTGAAACGGTGGAAGCAGTTCCTCCACCGTATACTGTGATGTTATCTGTGGCTGCGGTAATACCGCGAATACTAAAGTTGGAAGCCTGAACATAAACAGCCGTTGCGCCTGTTACTCCGAATATTCCAAGATTAGAGAAGGACGATACTGTTACAGGAAGAGGAGCACTTACGGTAATACCAATGGGGTATCCGCTTGCAATGCCTTGAATTCCTACAAAGTCTATTCCAGCGGTACTGCCGAGAGTGGCTCCACCGTATAGATTTCTAATACTGAAACTACTACCAGCAACATTGAGCGTTCCAACCGTGATGCCTACAGCCACTCCTCCTGATACGCCAACAACGGTAAGAGATGTTCCTGTGATGCCTACAATAGTTGTGGCAAGACTATAAAATCCAGATGGAGCAAGAAATTCATAGTTTGCCCATGAGCCACAAATACCCACTGGAAGTGGAGATGAAGCCTGAACATACACAGCCGTTGCACCTGTTACTCCGAATATTCCAAGATTCGATAAGGACAGACTAGCGAAAGACGATACAGTTACAGGAAGTGGGGTATTTAAAGTAATACCAATGGGGTATCCGCTTGCAATGCCTTGGATACCCACATAGTCTATTCCAGCGGTACTTCCAAGAGTTTCTCCACCGTATAGATTTCTAATACTGAAACTGCTACCCGCAACATTCAGTGTTCCAACTGTAATGCCTACAGCCACTCCTCCTGATACACCAGCAACATTCAGTGTTCCAACCGTGATGCCTACAGCCACTCCTCCTGATACACCAGCAACATTCAGTGTTCCAACTGTAATGCCTACAGCCACTCCTCCTGATACACCAACAACGGTAAGAGATGTTCCTGTGATGCCTACAATAGTTGTGGCAAGACTAGTAATTCCAGATGGAGGAAGAAAATCATAGTTTGCCCATGAGCCAGAAAGACCCACTGGAAGGGGCGCGGACTCACTTGCATATATTATTGTGTCGTTTAGACCGTAGGCAATCTTTACAATCTGATGATGTGCGGTATTGACATAATCGCTGGCTATGGTATAACTAATACCATCAGTAACAATTTCGTAGTTGTCGCTAGTCGCTGCCATTTGCTTCTCCGCTTTTGCAGTGTCGTGATCAAGTCAAGGACTAAATAAGAGTACCCCCCTATGTATATTTCCGAAAGTAAACCCGTCATGGACATCAACAATATCCGTTTTCCCCGTGAAGTAGAAAATCATGTCAAAAACTATGAAGTTTCATATATTGACGCAGTGATTGCGGTATGTGAACGGTACGGCATTGAGCCACAGGTGGGAGCCAAGTTCCTGAGCAAGCCAATTATTGAAAAAATAAAGGCTGAAGGACAGGAACTAAACCTGCTTCCTAAAAAATCAAAACTACCTGTTTAACCTTGACTCGGCGCGATTATGTGGTACTATTGGCTACATAGTTGTGGTGAATTGTTCACCACACATTAAATACATCGTACAAATCGCACAAGGAGTTTACTATGGGATTCAAGGATATGAAGTCGGCATCGGGTTCAAACTACCAATCACTTGCCTCTGAAATGGACAAGATGGCAAAGAAGTCGGAGTCCTACAAGGATGACCGTATGTGGAAGGCTGACACCGATAAGACAGGAAACGGCTATGCAGAGATTAGATTTCTTCCCGCACCCGATGGCGAAGACTTGCCGTGGGCGCGTATTTGGAATCACGGGTTTCGTGGACCAGGTGGTTGGTACATTGAAAATTCCCTCACGACCATTGGTCTGAAGGATCCTGTGTCTGAGATGAACTCTCAGTTGTGGGCAAGTGGTTCCGATGATGACAAGAAGATTGCGCGTGATCGTAAGCGTAAGTTGTCGTACATCAGCAACATTCTTGTTGTTAGCGACCCAAAGAATCCTCAGAATGAGGGCAAGGTGTTCTTGTTCCGTTACGGCAAGAAGATCTTTGAGAAGATTCAGGAAGCAATGAATCCACAGTTCCAAGACGAGAAGCCCACCAATCCCTTTGATTTTTGGAATGGTGCAACCTTTAAGTTGAAGATTCGTCAGGTTGAAGGCTACACCAACTACGACCGCAGCCAGTTTTCTGCTCCGTCTGCCGTGCTTGGTGGAGACGATGCTGCTCTAGAGAAGTTGTGGAAGAAGCAGTATTCTCTCAAGGAGTTTACGGATCCAAAGTCATTCAAGACATACGAAGAACTGAAGACTCGTCTTCGTGATGTGTTGGGTGACAATATTCGTGCTTCCACCTCTGAGAATGCGTACAAGGGTGGAGCCGAGAAGGCTTCGTTTGATGATGAGGATGCGGCTCCTGTTGTAAAGAAGACTGCACCACAATCAAAGAAGCCTGTGAAGGAAAGCACTGATGACGATACCGAAGACGCACTTTCTTACTTCGAGAAGTTGGCAAGCGAAGACTAAATACTTACGACCTTCGGTTTCGCAATAAAGGGGCGCACTTCGGTGCGCCTCTTTGTTTTATGGCATTATAGAGTATGCTTGCATCTGCTTGATGGTTGGTTCGTTGTTACGAATTCGAATATCATCATTGAAATTGTTTGTGGTGTTGCTAATCTTGTTCTGCACATTTGCAGTGTTGTTTGTGTTGCCACCTGTAGCCGTGGGCATATTACGAGCCTCATTTAATCCGTTCTGTTCTGCTGTGGCTTGAGCAACCATTCTACCCACAGTTGTGTTTGCGGTAGCAGGATTCGTAACCTTTCCTTCCACTGTAGTACTGCTTGATGCACCACCTTCTCCTGCTGCCGCTGCCCCCGTTGCACTTGCAGCAGCAGTAAT